AAACACTCCTCATTGGATCTTATGGCGGTCAGAAGTAAGAAACGGTAAGAAAACAAAAGTTCCTTATCAAATCAATGGGGAAATGGCTCAATCAAATAATAAGCGGAGCTGGTCAACATTTCCGACAATCATAAAGTTTTATGAACAAGGTGGATATGACGGAATCGGATTTATGTTTTCTAAAGATGATCCATTTGTAGGAATAGACATTGACCATTGTATTCAAGAAGGTGCGCTTACAAGTTTAGCTGAGGACGTTATTGAAACTGTTAATAGTTACACGGAATATTCACCAAGTGGTGATGGCATCCACATTATTGCAAAAGGTAAGCTGCCATTAAAAGGACCAGGTACAGGGCGGAAAAATGTTGATCTCGGATTAGAAGTATACAGGCATGGAAGGTATTTTACTTTCACCGGTGATTGCCTGGATCAAGTCCCTGTGGAGGATAGAACGGATGAATTAAAAGTTTTATTTGAGAAGTATTTGAAAGAAAAGCCAAAGCCTGAAAAGAAACAAAGTACTACTTCATTTGAACGAGAAGATATTACTAGTTTATCGAATGCAGAATTATGGGAGCGAATGTTTGATAGTAAAAGCGGTGCAGCCATTAAAGATTTATTCCAGGGCATGTTGATTAACGGAGATCATTCTTCAACTGATATGGCTTTATGCAATCATTTAGCGTTTTGGACGGATAAAGATGCTGCAAAGATGGATTCAATGTTTAGAGAGTCTTCCTTACTTCGTGAGAAGTGGGATAAACCACATTCAAGTGATGGCCGTACATATGGCCAAATGACAATTGATACAGCAATTCTTTCAACTCCTTCCACAATAGCTGATTATGAACCGCCTGAAGAGAAAAAATATGAAGTTTATATTTCTGATAACTCAATTGAAGATACTGAAGAAATTATTGATGAAGCACCAAAGTTTCATTTAACTGAGTTAGGAAATGCTGAACGTATCGCATATTATCATGGCGAAAATGTTCGGTACTGTAACGAGTTGGAATGGCTGATATGGAACGGTAAGCATTGGCATGAGGATAGTAAGAGACAAATTGAAGCTATCACGGCCAAAACGTTGAGAGCTATATATGGAGAAGCAAAGGCTACAGAGGATAAATACCAATCAAAGTTGCTACATGATTGGGCTAAGAAATGTGAAAGACGGTCAATTAGGATAAATAGCATATTGGATGTGAGACCTATGGTATCAGTAAAAAAGAAAGAATTAGATTCTCATAGTTTTCTTTTTAACTGTGAGAACGGAGTTATCGATTTAAAGACTGGTGAATTATTACCGCATGACCGTGACTTGTTATTAACAAAGATTTCTCCAATCAAGTATGACAGAAATGCTGAGTGTCCAAACTGGAAAGCTTTCTTGGAAAGTATTTTTAAAACACCTGCAGGTGAACCGGATTATGAATTAATTAAATACCTGCAGAAAGCTATTGGTTATTCATTAACAGGTGTAACGAAAGAGCAAGTAATGTTTTTTTTATTCGGTAATGGCCGTAATGGTAAGTCTACTTTTATTAATATCATTCAGGATCTACTCGGTGATTATGGAAGACAGACAAACAGTGACACTTTCTTAAAAAAGAGAAATGATTCAGGAATCAATAACGATGTGGCCAGATTAGATGGAGCACGTTTTGTATCAGCTGTCGAGAGTGAAGAAGGGCAACAATTATCTGAAGCCCTGGTTAAACAAATCACCGGTGGTGAGAAAATGTCAGCTCGTTTCTTACGGCAGGAATATTTCGAGTTTACACCTGAATTTAAAGTATTCTTCACTACCAACCATAAGCCGATTGTAAAAGGTTCGGATGAAGGTATTTGGAGAAGGATTATGCTTATTCCATTTACCGTAACAATACCGAAAGACAAGATTGATTATGATCTACCGGATAAATTAGCAAAAGAAATGCCAGGCGTTTTGCGTTGGGCGGTGGAAGGCTGCATGAAGTGGCAGACCGAAGGGTTACGTGCTCCTGAAGCTGTGAAGGCAGCAACAGCCGAATATCGTGAAGACATGGATATATTAGGACCATTTATCGATGAAAATTGTACGGTTCATTCTACGGCACAAATTGAAGCGAAATCACTTTATGAAAGTTATACCAAGTGGTGCTATCAAAATAATGAAATGGATTTAAAGAACCGTGCTTTTTATCGCCAGTTAGAAATTCGGGGATTCAAGAAAGAAAAAGGTACAGGTAATAAAACATTTATTACTGGAATTACATTAAATCAATTTGCGGGAGCGAATCTATTTTCAACTGAAAATAAAGAAGAAAAAAATAATGTAACTGCAATCAATAGGAAAAAAGTTTAGATAATAGTTACTAAAGTTACTGAACTGCTTTTTTCGATAACTCTTATAAACGTTGATATAACAATGTTTATAGATGAATAGTTATTGAAGTTACTGAGTTTCCTATATCGGCTCTTAAGAAAATAAATAAATAAAAAAATATATATAATATATAGCCTTTAATAGAAAAATGGGTAACTTTAGTAACTTAGATAACTAAATAACGTTTAAACCCTTGATATTACTGGGTTTGTAGGGAGTTACTGAAAAATAACTCAGTAACTATTCGATAACTCTTTATGAAAAAAGAGGTGTAATATGCATCCAAAACAGATATGTGCTGATGTTCAATCGATGGGAGCGAAGCTCGTTCTTGATGGAAATGATTTATACATTGAGAATCATGAAAAGATTGCTCCTGAAATTGAATCAGTTATTAAAGAATACAAGTTACGGATTATTAAATACTTGCAAGGTAATTATTCGGACCAGGATCATGCGGTAAAACAAACGATAGATAAAATTATTAATTTTTTTGTCGGTGTTGAGCAAGACATGAATCCAAAAATAAATGATTGGTTTAATCATGATGAAGCTGCAGCAAGGTTAGTTATGGAATTAACATTAAACTTTTCACTTAATGGTTGGTTATATGTAAAAGAATCTGTGGCCAACTATGAAAATAAATTAACAGATGAGCTTTCACAAGAAATATTCAATCGTGCAATGTTGCATTTTAGGAAGGTGAAATAAATGCCAGCAATTCATTATCGATATTCAGAAAAAGAATTGAAGGAAATATTGGATACATTAGAAATCATGGTGGATACAAGAGAACAGAAAAATCAACACGTACTTGATTATTTTCGCAAAAAGAATGTTCCATTCAGACTTAGAAAAATTGATACAGCCGACTATTCAGCGGTAATTCCTAAAAATCCTGAGATGGGCATTACACGAGATATTTATCTTTGCGCCGGAGTAGAACGTAAAAATGGTGTAGATGAATTGGTTCAATCAATTAAAGATCGTACAAGGTTTGAAAATGAATTGATTCGTGCCGCTAAACATCCATTTGTTCTACTTGTGGAAGATTTAAAAGGTTATCAAAAAATATTAAAAGGTGAATATATAAGCCAATACAAACCAGAAGCGTTACTTGGTAGTTTAAAAACATTTGAAGTGCGATATGGGTTTTCAACAGTATTTATTGAGCCGGCTACAACAGGTAATTACATATATCATCATTTCTTATACATGGCTCGTGAGTATCTAAAAAAAGGCGTTATATGATGAAAAATAAAACAATTAAGGGAGAAATAAGTCATGACTAAAATTCAATTGAACGTATTATTTAAGAAAATGCAAAAAGATGATAAAAAGGAAGTTTTGATGTTCCACGTATTAAGTGATGAATTACCACATGCTGATGAGTTATTGAAGATGCCAGGTACTATTGTTCATCTAACTGTGGAAAAAAGCGATGTTGAAGCAATTGGTGCTGAATTTGTTTCTATTCAACGTGATAGCAAGAAGACCGTTCTTAAATTCAATGTAAAAGGCGATACGAAAGATAAAATTAATAAACTTTATCCATTCGCTGGTGAAAATGTTTCTATTACTCTAGAACCTTCGCAAATGTCGATTGATGAGTTTTACGAAGAACAACATGAAGGTGTCGAGTATAACGTTAATTCTGATGGAACAACTGATGTTGCTCCGGGGCAATTGAAGATTGTTGATGAAGAAACGATTGCTGAATAAAAATTTATCCTGGGCTTCGGCTTGGGAAATTAATACAATTAGAATTTTATTAAAAAATGGAGGGGTATAAAGATGGAAAAGTATCAAGTAGAAGTGGAAGTAACGAAAACGTATAAAGCTCTTGTTGAAGTTGAAATACCAGAAGATGCAAACGGTGATGATTTCCAAAGGTTGGTTGAGAAAAAGGTGGAGTCAATGGATCAAGAGAAATTAGATTATCAAGATACTAGTCATTCTGTTTTAAAAATTAATGATATGGAATAAAAGCGATGTTTGAATCTAATCGACATGTTCCGACATGGAAATGACCGTCAGAATCATAGTGATTTGAAGTTTTATTTCTTTCTGAATACAAATGGATGTACAAGTTTTAAAGCGTCTCAGAAAGAAAAATAAACGTGTTTTAAGAGATTTGTTGTTTTTTATAGAAAGTAGGTGAATCATCATTTGTTTGACTGGCTGAAAGACTATCAGAAATTAGAAGAAAGAATTGCATACTTAGATTACAACTTAGATAAAACAAAAGCTGAATTAAAACGCTGGGTCAGTGGTGATTTGCGAGAGGTACGTTTAACTGCTGAATCGGAAGGTGCAAAAGTAGAAGAACGTATTGAAGCAATTGAATATGAGTTAGCAAATGAAATGAATGCCATGTATGACCTTATGGAATTGATTAGTAAGTTTAAAGGGCTAGATAATCAAATACTTGTAAAGAAATACATATATGGTATGACATTAGAACAAATTGCATGTGATTTGAATTATAGTCCAAATTACATTAAACGTAAGCATGCCGAAGTAAGAAAGATAATCAAGTTTGTGGATGATCTGTAAGGTTACTTTTAGGGAAGGTACTTTTAGGGAAACGAAACTATTGAAAATATGAATTATAGTAATAACATAAGAAATTGACGAAAGGGTAACTGGTGCACGGTTGCTCTTTTATTATGCAAAAATTTCATAGGTGGTGTTTCATGTGTTTGGGTTATTTAAAAAGTTAAAAGGTAGTAATCGCAAACGGTTTGAAATAACTTCAGTAAAGTTTTTAGATCCAATAGACAAAATGGTTGAAAAGAAAATAGCACAATTGAAATCTATTAAGGATGAAAAGGAGCAAGAAGAAATGAGTAAATACAAAAAGCAAATTACATCCTTAGATGAACTACATAAAGTTATCGATGCATTAGAAACATTAAATAAAAAATATGTAATTACAAAGGTAATACAACAGAACGAAACTTTACCAAAGGGCAACAGGTACTATGTAAGCATTTGGTATGTTGAAGAAGTAGATGTCATTAAGAAACAATCTGATGGTGATGAAATAGTTAAATTAGTTTGTCGCGATTGTGGAACATCGTTTAGAGGAGAAAGAAAAAGATTAGAAGGAATGAGTTGTATTTATTGTTTTAATAATAATACAACAATTGTTTCATTGGATAGTGATAATAAGTGAATATGACAGTAGCCATTCTTTTAGGTCTTTGGTTAGGTTGGTTAGTAGGAGCATTAAAGAAAAGATAAGGAGAGTGAAACAAAATGATTACTGAAATTAGAAAAACAATATCAGGTACAGAGTATTGGGATAACAAAGAAAAACGAAGTCTATTTGTTCCAACTGGTGAAGAACCAAGATTCGAAGTAACTGTTAATCCTGAGAGTATGATCTTAGGCATGGACATATCAAGTGAACCTGATAAGACAGTAGTTAATTTAAATGGTATGACAGTGAAACAATTACATGAATATGCTGCATCGATTAATGTTGAGATTCCAGCTGATGTTAAAAAGAGAGAAGATATCATTAAGTTACTATCATGAAGTACTGTGCTGAACAAGGATGCAAGACATTAATCGATAAAGGACGATACTGTCTCAATCATAAACGTAAACAGAAGAAGACAGTTGTGTATTCAAAGAACAGATCATTCTATCGTACAAAAGCTTGGCAAGATTTAAAGTCATTCTGTTATCAAAGAGACAAAGGATTGTGTCAACGATGTGGAAGGTTCGTGTTTGGTAAACAAGCACATCATCATCATATTGTTCCAATTAAAATCAATCCTTCATTAAGATTAGATCCAGATAATATCGATACACTTTGTTCTAAGTGTCATCCGATTGTAGAAAGAGAAACAAATGAAAAATACCAGGAAAAGAAAAAGTTCGATTGGAAACTATAAGCCCCCCTATCGAAAAAAGAAACTATGGCCTTATGGGGGGATAGGGAGTGGGGGTGCAAACGCGCACCTCAAAATGATTTTTTGAAAAAAATTCGTTTTTTTAGGTGGTGGTTTAAGGAATGGCCAGAAAATCGAAGGTCATAATTGAAGCTGAAAAGAAAAAAGAATTAGAAGCGCAGCGTATTATGAATGTTTTGGTTGAAGCCGGAACTTATTCGCCAGCGCTTGATCCATTGATTGAAGTTTATCTTGATGCAGTTGAGATATACAGCGTCAAATATGGGTTGTGGAAGAATTCAAACTTTCCAACAGTCCAAAAAACAAAGAATGTAAATGGTGATGTGAAAGAATCAAAGCATCCATTGGCTCAACAAGTTGAAGTTTGGTCGAAGCAAAAAGCAAAGTATTTGGGGCAATTAGGACTGGACGGGAAAAACAAAGATTTAATTAAAAAAAGTGGGGTTCTTCTCGAAAAGGGAAAAGCAGAGAAAGAGCCCACGGAGCCTACTGATAACAACAAATTATTGCAATTTAGGCAGAGGTTGAATCGATGATTGATTTTGAAACAAATTACGCTGATATATTCGTTTCGGAAGTAGATGCAGCCCCGCACTTATATCCTGATTCTATTAAATTGGCAATCAAACGATATAAGAAATGGAAGAAACGAAAAGATATTTGGTTCGATGTTGAAAAAGCAAATGCGATGATTTATTTCACAGAAACATTCTTAAAACATGCAAAAGGAAAATGGGCGGGACAGCCGTTAATTTTAGAGTCCTGGCAAAAGTTTTACTTCGCTAACATTTATGGTTGGCAAAAATATAATGAAGATGGTAAAGCGGTGCGAGTGATTCGTACGGCTTATTTGCAGGTTCCGAAGAAAAACGGAAAAACAATCATGGGCGGTTCACCAGTTATTTATGCGATGTACGGTGAAGGTGTAAAAGGCGCTGATTGTTATATTTCCGCAAATACTTTTGAACAATGTCAAAATGCAGCAGGACCAATTGCTTTAACGATTGAAAATAGTCCTGATTTACGTCCGGATACACGTATCTACAAAGGTAAAGAGGATACGATTAAATCAATTAAATACACATTTGTGGAAGACGATATTAAATATGCAAATGTAATCAAGGTTCTTACGAAAGATAACGCTGGTAACGAAGGTAAAAACCCGTATATCAATTATTTTGATGAAGTTCATGCTCAAATGGACCGTGAACAATATGATAACTTACGTTCAGCGCAAATTGCTCAAGAAGAACCACTCAACATCATTACTTCCACAGCAGGAAAGAATACCGGATCGTTGGGAACTCATATTTATACTTATGCAAAAGAAGTATTACAAGATGATAACAATGATGATTGGTTTGCGATGATCTATGAGCCAAATAAAAAGTTTGATTGGGAAGACCGTAAGGTTTGGAAAATGGTTAATCCCAATATGGGTATATCAGTTAACATGGAGTTTCTTGAAAATGCTTTTAAAGAAGCTCAAAATAATAGTTTTAATAAGGCTGAATTCCTATCAAAGCATTTAGATGTGTTCGTTAACTATGCTGAAACGTATTTTGACAAAGAACAATTAGATAAAATGCTTGTGGATGATTTGGGAGATGTCAAAGGGTTAACGTGTGTTATTGGTGTGGATTTATCAAGACGTACAGACTTAACTTGTGTATCGATAAATATCCCGACTTATGATGATGAAGGAAAAGCGATTCTAAAAGTGAAGCAAATGTATTTTATTCCGGAGTTTGGAATTGAAGATAAAGAGCAACAAAGAAATGTTCCTTATCGTGCATTTGCTGAACATGGATTTGCAACAATTTGTCCTGGTAAAACAGTTGATGAAGAGATGGTAAACGAGTATGTAGAATGGGTATTTGATAATTTTGATTTAAGACAAATTAATTATGACCAAGCGCTTGCTGAGAAACTCGTTGAGAAATGGGAGATGCTTGGTATTCCATGTGTAGAAGTCCCGCAATATCCAACTCATATGAATGAACCGCTTGATGATTTTGAATTATTATTGCTTCAAGATCGTGTAATAACTGATAATCAATTATTAATTTATTGTGCAAGCAATGCAAAAGTAATAACAAATATTAATAATTTAAAGACACCATCTAAACGTAAATCACCGGAGCATATCGATGGGTTTGTGGCCATGTTAATTGGTCATAAGGAAACATTGAATATGATGGAAGATCAAGTTCCGGAAGATGAGTATGAAAAATACTTAAACAATATTTATCGATAAGGAGTGAATGAGAAATGAATTTTGGCCAAGCATTTGAAGAAGTGAAAAAAGGTAAAGGGATGCGATTACCACAATGGAGCCAAGATGTTGTAATCTGTGCTCAGTTCCCTGATGAACACAGTAAAATGACAGCTCCATATCTGTATGTAGAATCTCGTTTTGGTAGAGTTCCGTGGAAAGAAACGAATATTGAATTATTCGCTGAAAACTGGGAGGTTGTTGAGTAATGAAATTGAAAGAACGATTTATTGAAGAAGTAAAAGCGGTAGGTACACCACAAATTATTTCTGTTGCTGTAAAGCTTCCGAATGGTGCAGTTGAAGTAATTACAAATACACAAGAAACGGTATCAAAGGTAGATTATTATATTAATACCTATGACGACGAGTTTAGATTGAAACATAACAATGCAATTCAAATTGTAGATTATATGATAGTTTAGTGAATGCTTGTTAGTTTTTCTTGAAATGAGGTGAGAAATTGGGTTTAAGGGATAGGTTTTCAAATTATTTATTTAAAAAAGCTGAAAAGCGTGGTTATCTGGATGACGTTTTAGGAAAAAGCATTCGTTACGGCGGTGTATATGTTACAGATTCAAACATCTTACAATCTAGCGATGTTTACGAGTTGCTACAAGATATTAGCAATCAAATGGTATTGGCTGATATTGTTGTGGAAGATGAATTCGGAAATGAAATTAAAGATGATATTGCGCTTCAAATCTTAAGGGATCCAAACAACTATCTTACACAATCTGAATTCATTAAATTAATGACGAATACTTATTTACTCGAGGGAGAAACATTTCCGATATTAAATGGCAATCAAATCCATTTAGCTTCAAATGTTTTTACAGAGTTAGATGACAATTTAGTAGAGCATTTTAATATTGGTGGTCACGAAATACCTCCATTTATGATTCGTCATGTGAAAAATATTGGTGCAGATCACTTAAGAGGAAAAGGTCTTCTTGATTTAGGAAGAGATACACTTGAGGGGGTTATGTCAGCTGAGAAAACTTTAACTGACAAATATAAAAAAGGTGGACTATTAGCATTCTTACTAAAGTTGGATGCTCATATCAATCCACAGAATGGTGCGCAGTCAAAGTTAATCAATGCAATTTTAGATCAATTAGAATCAATTGATGAATCTAGGTCTGTAAAAATGATTCCTCTTGGAAAAGGATACTCAATTGATACGCTTAAAAGCCCGCTAGACGATGAAAAGACCCTAGCATATCTAAATGTATATAAAAAAGATTTAGGTAAGTATTTAGGCATAAATGTGGACACATACACAGAGTTAATCAAAGAAGATATCGAAAAAGCAATGATGTATATCCACAACAAAGCAGTGAGACCAATAATGAAAAATTTTGAAGACCATTTGAGTCTTCTTTTTTATGGCCAAAATTCAGGGAAACGTATCAAATTTAAGATTAATATTCTTGATTTTGTCACTTATAGCAACAAAACGAATATTGGTTACAACCTTGTGCGTACAGCTATTACTTCACCTGATAATGTCGCTGATATGCTTGGATTCCCTAAACAAAATACCAAGGAATCACAAGCTATTTATATTTCAAATGATTTAACTGAAATCGGTAAGAAAGAAGCGAACGATGGTTCACTGGGAGGAGGTGAAGAGAATGAAAATTGAGGTCCGAGGGAATCAAGTCATACTTGATGGTTATGTGAATGTTGTGGACAGAGAAAGTCGAATGTTGCCTTCTCCAAGGGGATATTTCAAAGAGAGAATTGTTCCTAAAACATTTGAAAAGGCATTAAAGAAAGCAAAGAATGTGGATTTACTTTTTAACCACGATAAAAATAGAAAGCTTGGCTCTATTGAAAAGGGAAATCTGGAATTGTATGAAGACAATATTGGTTTAAGAGCCATCGCTACGGTTACGGATGAACAAGTGATTAAGAAGGCAAGGAATAAAGAATTACGTGGTTGGTCATTTGGTTTTGTTTCTGAAAAAGATTCGTGGGAAGAAGGTGAATCTGGTGTTCAAAAACGATCTATTGAAGAACTAGAGCTTTTAGAAGTGTCTATTTTGGATATGACACCAGCCTATGTTGCAACTTCCATTGAAACCAGGGGCGAAAATACAGCCATGATTGAAATGAGAAGTGAAGAAGCAGCTATAAAAACAGTTGTGGAAGATGATACAGAGGAAAGAAACAACATTATTAAACAAATAAAAAAAGTCCTGGAGGAAAATTAACATGAACTTAAAAGAAATCTTAAACGCATCTTTAACAAGAACGAAATCTCGATTAGCAGAATTGCAAGGGGAAGTAGAAAAAAATGAAGTTCGTTCAGAAGAACTAGCAGCAATTAAAGCTGAAGTAGAAGAATTAACAAAGGAAGTACAAACTATCACTGATGAGTTAGCAAAATTAGAAGCGGAAGAAAAAGGAGAAGATCCAGACAAAAAGAAAGATGAAGATCCAGATAAAAAAGAAGACCCAGCAGCAAAAGAAAATCCGAATGAAAAAACCGAACTGTCAGAAGAACAACGTTCCGCTATTTCAGCATCTATCGCAGCAGCTCTTTCTACTAAAGGTCATAAATCTACTAAAAACAAAGAAAAGGAAACTCGTTCAGCTTTTGCAAACTACATTGTAGGTAACATTGATGAAACAGAAGCCCGTGCATTAGGGTTAGTGACTGGTAATGGCTCTGTTACTATTCCAGATTTCTTAAGTAAAGAAATTATTACGTATGCTCAAGAAGAAAACTTCTTACGTCGATTAGGTACAGGAGTAAAAACAAAAGAAAATATTAAGTATCCTGTTCTAGTTAAGAAGGCAGAAGCTCAAGGTCATAAAAACGAGCGAACAAATAATGAAATTCCAGAAACAGATATCGAATTTGATGAAATTGAATTATCGCCAACAGAATTTGATGCGCTTGCTACTGTAACGAAAAAGCTGTTGGCACGAACTGGTTTACCAATTGAACAAATCGTAATGGACGAGCTGAAAAAAGCTTATGTTCGTAAAGAAACTCAATATATGGTTAATGGTGATGAAGCTAATAACATAAATGACGGTGCATTAGCAAAGAAAGCTGTTGAGTTTAAAACAGATGAAAAAAATCTTTACGATGCATTAGTAAAAATGAAAAATACACCTGTTAAAGAAGTTCGTAAAAAAGCACGATGGGTATTAAATACAGCAGCACTAACAAAAATTGAAACAATGAAAACTGATGATGGTTTCCCATTACTTCGTCCATTTAATCAAGCAGAGGGCGGCATTGGTTATACATTATTAGGCTTCCCTGTTGAGGAAGAAGATGCAATTGACATTCCTGATTCACCAGATACACCAGTATTCTATTTCGGTGATTTTTCTAAGTTCTATATTCAAGATGTTATTGGGTCACTAGAAGTACAAAAGTTAGTTGAGTTATTCTCACGTACAAACCGTGTAGGTTTCCGTATTTGGAATTTACTAGATGCGCAACTAATTCATTCACCATTTGAAGTTCCAGTTTATAAGTACGTCTTGAAAGAGCAAACTACACCAGGTGCTTAATATGGAAGATTTAATTGAGAAATTAAAATCTCATATTCATTGGGAAGAGGGTATGGATGAAACCATGCTCTCTTTTTATATCACTCAAGCAAAGACTTATGTAAAGAATGCGACAGGCAAACAGACCGAGTATTTAATTATTATGGTCGCCGGTATTTACTATGATTACAGGGTTGCTGAAAAAGAATTAGAACAAGCTCTTGATGCTTTAACGCCGATGTTTGTCCAGGAGGTTTATGCCGATGAAGAGAAAGACGAATAAACTCAAATGGATGGGTGAGCTACTTAAATTAGGAGAAACAATTGATCCAGAAACAGACCGTGTAGTGATGGGATATCCATTAGAACGGAAAATTCGATATAACAACATTGGAGTTACGGCCACTGATAAATTCACAACAAAAGATACGAATGAAATTGTAAAGAAAATTGAAGTTCGTATTGATCGTGACATTGAAAACAATCAAAAGAATTATCGCGTAAAAGTTGGTGGCCGTATTTATAACATTGAACGCATTTATGTAAAAGAAGAAGACCGATTGATGGAGGTGTCACTATCGTATGCAAATTAATTTTGAACAGTTGCGAAGTCTTATGAAGAAATCTGGTATTCCAGTTTCTCGTGATAGTGCTCCTACAGGGGGAGATTACCCTTATATTGTGTATGAATTTGTGAATGAGCAACATAAGAGGGCTTCTAATAAGGTTCTAAAAGATATGCCACTTTATCAAATTGCAGTTATCACAAATGGAACTGAAAAAGATTATGAACCATTAAAGGCTGTTTTTAATGAAGTAGGCGTGTCTTATTCTCAGTTTGATGGAATGGGTTATGACGAGAATGACGACACTATCACGCAGTTTATAACGTATGTGAGGTGTATCCAGTAATGGCTTCAAATAACAATGGCTTTGCTGAAGCTTTAGAAGATATCAATACGCTATTACGGGTGAATAAAAAAGTAAGTTTGGATGTGTTAGATGAAGCAGCCAAGTATTTTGCAGCAGAATTAAAAAAGCGCATTAAAATGTCGGATAAGAACAAGCGAGTACATTTAAAAAATAGCTTGAAAGTCGTTGTAAAGAATGATCGTGTATCTGTGGAATTCGAAGATGCAGCATGGTATTGGTATCTAGCTGAACACGGCCATAAAAAAGCGAATGGGAAAGGTCGAGTGAAAGGTCTACATTTTTCTCAGAATACCTTCGATGCAGAAGGGGATAAAATTGCTGATATTATGGCACAAAAAATAATGAATAGAATGTGAGGATGATATACATGACAATTGAAAATAAAGAAATTCAATATTCCGTAGGGATTGAAGATTTATATCTATGCTTGATGAAGGGAAATGAAACTTCTAGTGCACTACCAACTTATGAGGATATCGTTTATAGACAAACGAATATTTCTGATTTAACGATTTCCACTACTTCTACTAATTTTACAAAGTGGGCATCTAACAAAAAAATTATTAACATTGTCAAAAATACAGCGTTTGGATTAGCTTTTAACCTTGCTGGTCTAAATCGTGAAGTAAAAGATAAAATCTTTGCAAAAACACGTAAAAAAGGCGTGTCTTTTGAAACAGCGAAGGCGAAGGCGTATCCAAAGTTCGCAGTAGGGGTTGTATTCCCTTTAAATGATGGAACAAAAATATTACGTTGGTACCCAAAATGTACAGTTGCTCCAGTAGAGGAATCTTGGAAAACACAAGGTGATGAAATGACTGTGGATGACATTGCTTACACAATTACAGCAGATCCATTGTTATTTAATGATGTAACACAAGCTGAATTGGATACTGGTGATCCAGAGGCAAAAGGAATTAAAGCTGAAGATTTCTTAAAACAAGTAATTTGTGATGAATCTCAACTAGCGCAGCTAGGTGGAACGACTCAAACAGTTAAATAAGGAGGGTAATTATGGCACGTTTAAGTGATTTAGTAAATGTAAATATAACTAGAAATAGCATTAAGATACAGGGTGTCTCAATCCCTGTTATCTTTACTTTTGAATCTTTTCCTTATGTGGAAGAAGCATTTGGAACACCTTATCATGAATTTGAAAAAGAAATGAATGATATGTTAAGAAAAGGACAATTTAGCCTGGGAGAAAATGAAGCGAAATTGATGCGTGCATTAATTTATGCGATGGTACGTAGTGGTGGTACGGAATGTACACTAGATGAATTGAAAGGTGCTATTCCTATGAATGAATTACCTGATATTTTCATCGTTGTATACGAAATTTTCAGTGGCCAAACTTTCCAAACTTCTGATATGGAGAAGCTGAAGCAAGAAAAAAAGTAAAAAACATACTGACTAAAAACGAGGAATCTCAGTCCGAATTGGACTGGGATTTTTATTTTTATGTCGGTAATACATTGCTTGGTTTAAGTATGGATGACTTTTGGAAAATCACACCGGCACATTTTCTAAAACAGTTCATTATGCATCTCAGATACAACAATCCAGATGCATTACATGAGCAGAAACCGAAACAAATTTACACGCTAGATCAAACACCATTCCTATAAGAAATGAGGTGAGAAAATGCCTGGGAATAGTAAAGAAAGAAACGTTGTTCTTAATTTTAAAATGGATGGCCAAGTTCAGTATGCAAATACATTGAAACAAATCAATATGGTTATGAATAATGCAGCGAAAGAATATAAAAATCATATTGCAGCAATGGGCCAAGATGCAACGATGACTGATAAACTTCTTGCTGAAAAGAAGAAGCTTGAAATTCAAATGGAAGCAGCCAAGAAACGTACAGCTATGTTGCGTTCTGAATATCAAGCGATGTCCAAGGACACAAGTACAACGGCTGAACAACTTAATAAGATGTACGGTAAATTGCTAGATGCAGAACGTGCTGAAACTTCTCTTGATAATGCAATGAAAAGAGTGAATGAAGGCCTTTCCGAGCAAGCAATTGAAGCGAGGGAAGCGCGCGGTACTTTACTGGATTTACAAGAGAATTCTAAGAAACTTGAAGCTGAACAGAAGCGTTTGACAAGCTCATTCAAACTTCAAAATGCTGAATTAGGAGTAAACGCTAGTGAAGCTGATAAGTTGGAATTGGCACAGAAACAATTAAGTAAGCAAATGGAAATGACCGATAGAGTTGTTCACAATTTAGAACAACAATTAAGTGCAGCGAAGCGTGTGTATGGTGAGAATTCTACTGAAGTGCAGCAACTTGAGGCAAAGTTAAATCAAGCTAAAACCACACTGAAGCAATTTGAGAATTCGTTACATAGTGTCGGTCAAAGTGGTTCCCAAGCCGCAGATGGTATGGAGCAATTGGGTAAGAAGTTAGATTTACACAATATGATGGAAGCCACTCAAATACTACAAGGCGTATCTCAAAAGTTAATTGAGATTGGTAAATCGGTTGTGAATACTGCAATTGAGTTTGATACTTCTCAAAGAAAAATTCAAGCCTCATTAGGATTGACTGGGAAAGATGCCGAAAATCTTCAAAAAATTGCTGTTGATACTTGGAAAAAAGGTTTTGGTGAAAATCTTGAAGAGGTAGATAATGCGCTTATAAAAGTCTTTCAAAATATGCGTGATGTCCCGTATGAGGAATTGCAAATGGCATCGGAGGATGTTTTAACATTAGCTAAAGTCTATGATGTGGACTTAAATGAAGCTACTCGTGGTGCCGGACAAGTAATGAGTCAGTTTGGATTATCTACAGAGAAAACATTTGATCTATTAGCAGCAGCTGCCCAAGAGGGCCTTAATTACTCGGATGAATTGTTTGACAACCTTTCAGAATATGTTCCCCTCTTCAAACAAGCAGGATTCTCAGCTGAAGAGATGTTCAATATATTAGCAAATGGAACTCGAGATGGATCGTATAATCTCGATTACATCAATGATACAGTTGCCGAATTCGGAAAGAAAGTACAGGACGGATCTAAAGGTACGGCTGATGCGTTTGCTGATCTTTCCGAAGAAACTCAAGGGGTTTGGAAATCATTTAATGATGGTAAAGCAACTGCAGCTGATGTATTCAATGCTGTTCTAAATGATTTAAAAGGAATGGATGACAAGGTAAAACAGAATCAAATTGGAGTTGGCTTGTTTGCTACTCGTTGGGAAGACATGGGCGCCAAAGCTGTATTAGGTCTAAACGAATTAAACGGTGGATTAGGGAAAACCGAAGGTAAAATGGAAGAAATGAAAAAGCTCCAAGAAGAATCATTCGGACAACAATTTCAGAGCGCTTTAAGGGAAACACAAGCAGCATTTGAACCACTTGGAAAAAAACTTGCTGAATTAACTAAAGATGTTTTACCTCCGGTAGTAGAGGGGATAAAGACTTTAGTGGATGGGTTTACTAAATTACCAGAGCCGATTCAAAATTTCACGTTTATTTTTGTAGGACTAACGGCTGTAGTCGGTCTTTTGGCTCCTATTATTGCGGCTGTAGTTGTATCGTGTATAGCGCTAGGTACAACGATTGGAACAGTTATGCTTATTATTGCCGGGATAGCTGCAGTAATAGCGGGTGCTATTTGGGCCATACAGAATTGGGGTGCCATAACCGACTGGCTTTCTGAAAAATGGTCAGAGTTTAAAGATTGGTTTGGTGAATTGTGGGATAGCATAGTTCAAACTTGTGAAGATGCTTGGTCATCCACAGTTGATTACTTTTCTGGAGCCTGGTCAGATTTTTTAAATATGGCAAATGAGTTCTTTGAACCTATCGGTCAATTTTTTGCTGATTTATGGACTGGAATTTCTGATACAGCATCGGAAATTTGGACAGGTATTACTGATTATTTTTCAGAATTGTGGTCTTCACTTTTAGAATTAGCAGATAGTATATTGTCTCCCATAGGTGAGTTTTTTAGCGATTTATGGACAGGTATTGTTGAAACAGCTTCTGAAATATGGAGTACATTGACTGTAGCATGGCAAGAAACTTGGAATACGATACTCACAGTTTTAGACCCAATTATCTCATTAATTTCTACGGTTTTAGAAGCAGGTTGGCTACTCATTCAAGCAGGGGCACAAATTGCTTGGGCGGCAATATCTCAATATATTATACAGCCGATTCAGGAAGCGTATGATTGGGTAACTAATCAAATTAGCGAATTAGCAACATGGTTAAGTGATAATTGGGAACTTATAAAGGCTGCTGCACAAGTTGCTTGGGGCTTATTTAAACAATATATTACTCAACCTGTTCAAGAAGCATGGGATTGGGTTAAAGAAAAGTTTGGCGATTTAGTTTCTTGGCTAAATTCACAATGGGAAACAGTTAAATCATATACTTCTGCAGCATGGAATCTAGTAAAACAATATGTCATTCAGCCTGTGCAGGAATTGTGGAATGCAACAAAAGAAAAATTGAATGATTTAGCGAATTGGATACTAGGTAATTGGGCCAAAATCCAATCTTATACACTTACGGCATGGAATCTAGTTTATAAATATATTATTGATCCAGTGATTTCAGCTTATAATTCTGCAAAAGAGAAGTTCAATGATATGTACAATACGGCACGGGAAAAATTTGATTCTGTAAAGAATGCAGCGCAAGAAAAATTTGACGCAGCAAAGAGATTTATCGTTGATCCGATAAAAGATGCGGTAGATAAAGTAAAGGGATTCATTGATAAAATCAAAGGGTTTTTCAGTGATTTGAAATTAAAGATTCCGAAACCGGAAATGCCTAAAATGCCACACTTTAGTCTGCAGACTAGTACGAAAAATATTTTGGGTAAAGACATTACTTTCCCATCTGGGATCGATGTACAATGGCGTGCAAAAGGAGGGATCTTTACTAGACCTACCATTTTCGGTATGAGTAATGGTCAATTGCAAGGTGCAGGAGAAGCTGGAAAGGAAGCAGTTTTACCGTTGAATAAAAAGACATTAGGTGAGATTGGTGAAGGGATTGCAGCAACGATGTCAACTGAACCAACTGTAGTTAATATTTATAATCCTTCAGTAAGGGATGATCGTGACATCGACCGCATGGTCGGAAAAATAGATGATGCACTTGCTCAAAAAGGGCGTAATTCAAAAATAGGAATAGGGAGGACTTAAATTGCTAGACATAGGTATCGATAATCAGTTGGCAAGTGACTACGGAATATGTATAGTAGGACGCCCTGTTATTCCTACAGCAGAACAAGAAATAGAACATATTGAAGTGTCTGGTAGACATGGTTCACTTACAAAAAAAGGGGCGTTTAAAGACGTCCCTTTAAAAATAAAGTTCAATATGCTTGAAGAAGAGAATATTAAGCCGTTAGTGCGACGTATGAAGGCTTGGTTGATGAATGGAAAGACATTATATTTTACTGATGATGATGTGTATCGAAAAATTAAACATGTTGTAGTAGGTGATATTGTAAATGAAATTGAAGAACATGGTGAATTTGAAGTGGATTTTAAGTTAGATCCCTTTGAATATACAGAGGATGTAAATCTAAAGCTTACCAAACCTGGTGTAATTTATAATCCAGGTACAATTGAATCTGATCCTAAGTTTTGGATTGTGGGAAATGGTACTTTCCGTATAACAATTAATGATGTCTCTTTTCAAATAAAAGATGTGAATGGTTCTGTTGTCATAGACTCAGAAGTACTTGAAGCATATACAGATACCATATCAATGAATAATAAAATGGTTGGGCAGTTCCCTATATTCAACGTAGGAGAAAATACAATAGAGTGGTCAGGAGCAATTCAATTCATGGAAATTCGACCTAGGTGGAGATATAAATGATTACTTTATATAAACCAAATGAGACTGATTTTACACACAATGGTATAGGGGCTTTAGATAAAAATATTTATAACGCAACTGTTGAGGAAGAACTCAATGGTTTATTTTTATTTTCATTTAGTTATCCATTGTTTGCGCCACATGGTCTGGAAATAGAGGGGATGATCATCATTAAAGTTCCAACTCCTGATGGTGAACAACTATTTCGAGTGGCAGCTCCTAAAGTCAGTATGGGTGAGATTACAGCGCAATGTTATCACATCTTTTATGATTTAACGGAAAATCTAATTGAAGACATTTTTGCTGAAACAACAAATGGTAATGGAGCTATGAATCGTATGTCAGCAGGATGCCAATACAAACATCCTTTTCAGTTTTATTCAGATGTACCAAAGATAGCAAGTGCACGTATTGTCCGTAAAAATCCTGTGGAAGCATTATTGGATTCTAGTCAAGACAATTCATTTGTTAATCGTTGGGGTGGCGAATTAAAACGAGATAATTTTGACGTGAAGATGCTACAAAATCGTGGTATGGATCGTGGGGTAGTGATTCGTCATAAGAAAGATTTACTAGGGTATGAAGGTAATGTGGATTGGAAAAGTCCCATAACTAGAATCATGCCACAAGGTTTTGATGGGTTATTTCTTCCTGAAAAGTATGTGGATAGCCCACTTATAAATAAGTATCCTCATCCTAAAATCAAAGTGGTTGAATTTAAACATATTAAAGCAGCTATTGGTGAAAATGCTGACGATGAAGATGCAGTTCCATTAGAAGAAGCATATAGGTTATTACGACAGGCAGCTAAGGATATGTTTGCTATTCAAAAGGTTGATCAGCCTAAAGCAACTTATAACGTTAAGTTTCAGGAGTTATCACAAACGGAAGAGTATAAGGATTATAAGCATTTACAGAGTGTTTATATGGCAGATACGGTTACGGTTGAGCATCAAGAAGATGGTATTGATATAAAGGCGAAGGTAATTGCTTATAAATATGATCCAATAAAAAAAGAGTATCTGGATATAACCATTGGTAACTTCAAAGAATCCTTTACAGACGTTTCCGGTAGAGTTGATTTGGTACAAGAAGAGTTGTCCAATATGCCAGGCTCTATTTTGGATGCAGCAAAAGCAAATGCTACAAGCCTTATTAATTCAGGATTCGGAGGACATGTCCGCGTTTATCCAGATCGTATTTTAATTATGGATACGAAAGATGAAAAGAGTGCGAAAAAGGTTTGGCAATGGAACTTGAATGGATTAGGGTATTCTTCCACAGGGGTGAATGGACCATATGGAACTGCCATTACAAGTGACGGAAGAATTGTTGCTGATTTTATTACTGCAGGTACGTTAAGTGGGAACTTTGTTCAAGGGGGAGAAATAACAGGTTCAACATTACGAACTTCAGATAGTGTGAACTATGTAAATATCTCAAAGCAATTTATACGCTTGTATGAGTCATCTAGAACAAGGGTGTTTGTAGGGTATTACAAAAATAGTAGAAATGAAATACAGCCTACTCTTATTTTAGGTGGAGATTCAGATTCCACAGGGGCAAATGGAGCTATTATGGTATACCAATTCTCAGATACAAGTGTTAAATCTGGTGGAATTGGAATTACAAAAGGACTCGATGGCAATGGATACTTGAATGCAGCTTCTTTATACTTTTCTCAAACGGGGAATGCAATGCTTGATGCTGACAAAATGATTGTCCTAAATGCTCAAACTGATATGAGGTTTAAAGTCAAAGATCAGTTTCGCTTTTATCGTAATGACAATTGGATTGCGAGTATTGGGGTTTCATCTGGAGGAGATACAGATATCATACTTCCAAATGCAATGATACGAAATTCGAGTTACGAAAATGGTTATATTCAAATAAAGACAGCACTTGGATCATATTATCAAGGAGTAATTGCCTCAGACTTTAAAGTTTCTTCTAAAGAAACCTATAAAACTAATATCCGTCCTATTGCATTCAGTGCACTTGAAAAGGTAATGGAATGGGAAATTAAACAGTACAATTTGAAAACCGATATTCCAAAACTTTATGAGATGCGTATGAATCGTAAAGAAGGAGAGCCAATAATTACTACAGATGCAATTCCTACACATTATGGTTTAGTTATTCCAAAGGAAGCAGAAGAAAATGGTGTAGGTCTATACGGGATGCTTTCACAATTGACGAGCGCATTTCAAGAGCATGTGATAAAAACGGATGCTAGATTGGAAGAATTAGAGCCATTAAAGCCTAAAGGGAATATAAAGCATAGGAACAGAGTAAAACGTCAGAGAAGACCGCCTAGACACGTAAAAAGGAGTAGCTAGAAAGAGGTGTAGTCATGCGAAATGAGGAAATTATTATAGATTTAGCAGATCCTGTGTTTACTAAAACAATTCGTTCTCGGCAGAATGACAAGAACGGATTGAAGCTTACGGTGCACGCAAGAGAAAAAGGAATAAAGCTTGATTTAACAGGATATGCGGTTAAATATGAAGCGACAAATCATACAGGAGTATTCATTCGAGATGATGCCCAAATAGTTGATGCAAAGAATGGCGTATTTGCATACACGTTGTCCTCACAAGCTGTTTCCACATCGGATGATTGGACGGCTTATTTTGTATTCGAAAAAAGTAACGAACGAATGAGTACACCAGACATTCGGATTACACTAAGACGTGATGTGAAAGAAGGGAATATTAAAATCGAAAATTACATTTCTGATTTTGAGATTCTTAAGAAGACGATAGACGAGTTACAGAGAAAATTAAATACAATGGATGTCGTTAAGAAAAGTGGAGACAACATGGCTGGCAATCTTTTGTTTGACAGGTCAAGTATAGACAAGACGAACAAAATAGCATTCTCTACGGCAGGAGTCGAAGAGCTCAACTTCTACCAAACAGGCGATGGATATTACGGGATTAGGGATGTTAAAGGAAATCAAGGTGTTTGGGATTATAATCGTAACAATAAAACGTTTAATGTTTCTGCTAATACAAACCTGGTTAAGAAAGATGGCGACATCATAAATGGAATACTTGAATTTAAGATCGATAATGCAATTGTATTAGGTAGCCGCTCGTTTAAAACAGTTCTTCACAAGGGTGCGCAAGGGGCTCTTATTATTGCTCCTTCAACAGAAGAGCAAGGGGATACTTGGGATTGGTCAAAGCGAGTTGAAATCAGGCCAGATGGTACTATCAAACAAGCAACAGATACAGGATGGATTAA